GCCACGGGACTTTCGATGATACTCAAAAGATTAAAATAATTCATCGGTCTTGAAGTCATCGGAGTTCCTGTTAATAACCAAACTCGTTTAACATCTTTTACAAATGAATTAATTATTTTAGTTCGTTGTGCCTGTGGATTTGATATCATATGGGCTTCATCTAAAATAACCAAATCAAAATTTGATTTATGGATTAACGATTCTTGTATGTTTTTTGGGTCGTAGAAATTTTTAAGAATATCATAATTTATAATGGTAAAATCTTCGTCAGTTGAAAACTTTTTACCTTCACTAATATAGACACTACGATCCGTATAATTTTCAATCTCACGTTGCCAATTGATCTTTAGTGATGCAGGACAAACAATCAATATTTTTTTTGATCCAGTCTCTAATGCCGCAATAATCGTTGCGGTAGTTTTACCAAGACCCATATCGTCAGCAAGAATAAATCTTCTTGAACCTGCCAATTTTTCTATTGCGTCCTTCTGATGATTAAGTGGAGGTCTATGATCATACTTTGAATAATCAACTTCAACCTTTTCAACATTGTGAGTTTTTATCAATGCAGATTTTGGAATCCACAATTCAGTTATTGGGTCATTCTCAAAAAACTTACCCCAAATGTGATAGGATTTTTCTTTTTCAACCAAAAGTTTTTCAATGTAAATTTTATCAGGGACTTGTAATAGGTATTTTTCTTCAGCAAATTTCTTTGCAAAATATGTATCAAGATCAACCCATTTACGAGCAACCTTCGGTTTAACTTCGTGGTAATTTATAATGTAATCTGATTGACTTCTTGTTGGGAAAAACTTTTTATTGTTTTCTTTTTTTGTCTTTAATGTGAGAATATAGTTGTTTGCGCCCGAATAAACTTCAAGTAATTCCAACGCTTTATGTTCTATCATAGAAGATGATGTATCCAAAACAAATAGTTTTTTTATAATAATAATCAATAAATAGATATTTATCAATAAAACAAATTTTTATGCAAAATAAAGTTCCAATTACACGATTAGGTAAATTTTTTGGTGAGAGTGATTTCAACCTTGAAATATCACTTGGTGAGGAATGGTTAGTTGGTGACATGAACTTTACTTGTGTTTTATATCGTATTGATAGAATTAAAACTAAAACAGATGATGTTTATGGTGAAACGGTAGAAGATGGAATTAAGTTTCTACCTCCAGTTGAATTTAATGCGTTTATCCAAGTATCGGCACCTGAAAATAAAATGATGGGTACCACACGTATTGATCAAATGGAACCTGGTAATATTAGAATTTCAGTTTACCAAAAAACATTGGATGACTTAGAAGTTGATATTAATTTTGGTGATTACATTGGGTATTACGAAAGTGAAACGGTAGTTAGATACTATACGGTAAATAATGATGGTCGTGTGGTTTCTGATAACAAACATACCTACGCAGGGTATAAACCTTTTTATCGCACTATTAGTGCATCACCTGTTGGACCAAATGAATTTAGAGGATTATAATTATGGGATTACCAAAAAAAATAAAAAAAACATTACCACTAACTCAATCAAGAACTTTATATCCTAGAAGACAGGAATTAAAGGAAATGATTGAACGTGATGGTACGTACTTACCGAAGTCATTATTACACGCAGATCTTGATCGTGGGTTTTTGGATTTTGTTAGAGATGAATTAAAATGTGTTGTTGAGGGTAAAACCGTACCAATGGTGGATATTTTAATATCAACTCAAAATTGGTCTCAGTTTGTTGAAACTTGGGATTTCCAAAATATTGATAAAAATGCCGAACCCCCATTTATTACCGTTATTAGAACACCCGAAGTTAAATTCGGAACAAATCCTGCATTAAGATATAACATACCTAATAGAAGACAATATTATTACGCTCAAGTCCCAACTTGGGACGGACAAAGACATGGAATGGATATTTATAAAATTCCACAACCTGTACCTGTTGATATCAAATATACCGTTGCAATTATTTGTAATAGAATGAGAGAATTAAATAAATTCAATCAGATTATATTAGAAAAATTTTCATCAAGACAAGCGTATCAAAATATTAAAGGTCATTATATTCCAATTGTGAATGATGATATTACAGACGAATCGGTATTGGATCTTGAAAAAAGAAAAGTTTATATTCAAAAATATTCTTTTACATTATTAGGATTTTTAATTGATGAGGATGAGTTTGAAGTTCAACCTGCGGTTACAAGGATTTTTCAAATGTATGAAGTAGATGTTCAAACAAGAAAAAAACGTCAGAAAAAAGAAGAACCAAATCCACCATCAACTTATACTATACTATACCCTAACGGTATAACCGAATCTACAGAAACTTTTGAATATACAACCAATTTAACTTTGGTCAATTCAGTAAACGTTGATTCTTATGATGTTTATATAAATGGTGATTACTACGGATCTGACATTACGGAAATACAAATTAACACGAATGATGTGTTGAACATTCAAATCGTTAAGGGTAATCCAACAGGAGATACGTCAATGTTATTTGACCAAGAATTATTGTAATTAATCTTCCCCGTATATATCTTTTTTCTCCTTACATTTTTCAAGTATAAGGTTTTCCAAAAATTTATACATTTTAATCCCACGCTTATCACAATAACGTTTTAATACCTCGTGAACCTCCACCGAGATCTTTAAATTTTTAATTTTTTTTATATCATCTTCCATAGGTAGAAAAAAGGTAGAATAAAATCATACCAAAATATAAATACTTTTTAATAAGTAAAGTTTTTGCCTAAAACAACAATATTTATATAATAAAATAAATCTATAAACTAAAAAACAAAATGGCAACTAACAGTAAAGTATTTGTATCACCAGGTGTATATACTTCAGAAGTTGATTTAAGTTTCGTTGCACAAAGCGTTGGTGTTACCACTTTAGGTATTGCGGGAGAGACACAAAAAGGTCCTGCATTTGAACCAATCTTTATCAGAAACTTTGATGAATTCACAACTTATTTTGGAGGAACATCAGCTGAAAAATTCGTAAATACTCAAATCCCTAAATATGAGGCGGCTTACATCGCTAAATCATATTTACAACAATCTAACCAATTATTCGTAACAAGAGTTTTAGGTTTGTCAGGTTATGATGCAGGACCATCTTGGTCTATCGTAACTAAAGCGAATGTTGACCCTACAACAATTGGGTTTGATTGTGCAAGTGGTGTAACAGTAGATTGTGTGTTTGAATGTACTTCAGCGAACACGGTTGATTTCTCAGTTAATTTCTCAGGATGTAATAATACTGATACATCAATTAATTTCACAACTGATTTCCCTAGTCAAATCCAATCAATTTTAGGATTACCTTACACTCAATTTAATGGTGGAACATCTTCATTGGATGAAGACATCACTAGTACAATTAGTGGTATTATTAATTTGGATAACCCAATAACAGGTCAAACGGTAATTGATTATTTCGGATCTATTGATACGGATGATTATAACGTACTACACCCAATTTTCTCTGCAGGAACTGAAAACAATATATTTGATGTCCCTTCAGTATCTTTAGATGCAACTAATCTTGAATCTCCAACTAACGATTCTTGGTACTACGCATTATTTGATAATACAGGAAATGGAAATTACACAGGGTTTTCATTCTATTCTTATGTTACAGGTGTAACTGCAACGACTACCTCATCTAATTGTGCGTCTTTCTACTCATTTAGTGTTGGTGGATCAGTTTCAACATTTAACCCTATTGTGTCAGGAGGTACAGGATATACTGCAACAACAAGTTTAACGACTACATCAACTACAGGAGTTGGTGCGGGATTAACCGTTGATATTGCGGTAAGTGGTACAGGAGTTGTTACAGGTGTAACAATTAGTTGTGCGGGTAGTGGTTATGAAGTCGGTGACATCGTACAGATAATTCAACCTGGATCAGGTGGAAATTCATATCTTACAATTGCATCAGTTGGAGCAACGACTAATGGTGTTATTAATTACAATACAAATACTATTAGTGTTTGTTTACCTTCAGGTACATCCGCTTGTGTATTGTCTTCTTTAGTTCCTACGTTCAGTGCTTGTACAAGTGGTGTAAGTGCTAATTCTGTAACACAATTAAGTGGTGGAACTGAAATTGATTTTTCTTCAGGTTCTAACGTGTATACTTTAACATCTGAAGATGGAAGTATTGTCAATACTTTTACGGTAAATGTTGTTATTAATGATCCATGTAATCCTTGTACAACCACAGGTGGTGGTACTCAAGATTTAGGTGAAATTACAACTTGTTACTCAGGTCAAGTGGTTGGTAGAATTTATCTTTATACAGGTAATTCATTTACTGATTACGACGATTTGGTAATTGGAACATTAAGATCTAGAGGTATTTCAACTTACGTTGATGGAAATAACCCAACTTGGGAAGTTACAGGAATTACTGATGTAACATTAGATATGACAGGTGCGTATTCAGGAGTTAGTAAAAATCCTTATTTACCATTCTTGGTGAATGCAACTAATAAAGAAGGTAATTCATTCTCATTTGAGACATCATTTACATCAAGTGATTCTAAATATTTAACTAAAGTATTTGGTACAAGTAACTTTGGGAAACCAAGAACTACCGTTCCATTAATGGCAGAAGAACGATTCCAATCACTTCTTAACTACGCTTACAGACAAGGTTTTATTAGAGGATTGAGTTCTCAACTTGTTTCATTGGATTCTGCTCAAAGTGAAAATTCAACTTCAATTGGGTGGTATTTAGACAGATACCAATCACCAAGTTCTCCTTGGGTTGTGTCTGAAGTTAGAGGTACTAAAGTTTATAACTTATTTAAGTTCTACACAATTGCCGATGGTAACAATGCAAATACTGAAGTTAAAATTTCAATTGCAGATATTTCATTCGCAAATCAAACGTTTACCGTATTAGTTCGTGATTATTATGATACAGATTCTGCACCTACAGTTTTAGAGAAATTTACAAATTGTTCAATGGATCCAAGTCAAAATAGTTTCATCGCTAAGAAAATTGGTACATTGGATGGTGAGTACGAATTGAACTCTAAATATTTGATGGTTGAAATGAATGAAGACGCTCCTGTAGATGCATTACCTTGTGGGTTTGAAGGGTTCTCATTTAGAGAATACTCAGGTGCAAGATCTCCATTCCCAATTTATAAAACTAAATACGATTTCCCAGGTGAAGTAATTTACAACCCACCATTTGGTTTACCTACAGGTGGAGATAATTTAACTACAACAGGTGGTGATAACGTTAGAAGAACTTACTTAGGTATGTCTAACTTCTGGGGTTACGATACTGACTTCTTTGAATATGTTGGTAAAAGAAATCCAATAAGTTCTTGTGATCTTGAGGGTGCTGAATGGTCTTATAAGACAAGAGGTTATCACATGGATATAAATGCGGCAACCCTTACAATACCAAGTTTTTACTCAACAAGTGGAACTCCAAGGTTCTTTGTAGGTGACGCACCTTTTGCTTCAGAACCATTAAATGAATCAAGTCCATACTACAGATTGTTCTCAAGAAAATTCACTTTGTTTGTTCAAGGAGGATTTGACGGATGGGATATCTATAGAGAATATAGAACAAATGGAGACAAATATGTATTAGGTAGAATAGGTTACTT